TGCACAGAACTGTATGGGCTCTGATTCAAGAGATTACTGAAAATTCTCAGCACGTCTCTGTGTTTCAAAATCCAATCGTTCCAATGCAAGGCGAAATGTCTGGCGCTGGTAACGGCTTCGGTATTAGACCAGCTGGTTACTTATGGGGCTATCCAGTCTACCTGAATGACCAGATGCCAGCGTCATCTAGCTCTGGCACTTCGCCAAAATTCGCAATCTTCGGCTCACTCCGCAAGGGTCTATTCTTTGGAGATAGACAGCAAGTGACTATGAAGATTTCCGAGGATGGTGTTGTAGGTGGCGTGTCACTGCTTGAAACAAATCAATCAGCTGTCCGCGTTACTGAGCGCATTGCTCTCGCTGTTGGACTTCCAAAAGCCTTCGCAGTCGTCAAGACGGCCGCAAGCTGATACCTAACTAAACTAAAAGGGACCTTCGGGTCCCTTTTTGCTCTAGTAAAAATTCGGTGTAAACTAAGACTGTTTTAATCCATTAATTTAAAAAACATGTTTGTAAAATTCAAAGTAGACCATATGCACGGCGGCGCTTGGTACGAAGGCGGGAAACTCTATGAAGTTGAAAAGAAAGATGTAGCCTCAATTGACCCTAACGATTTTATTGAAGTTGACGGGCCAAACGATGGCGAAAAAGTTTTGAAAGCTCAAAAAGCTGTCAAAGGCGCTGAAAGTAAAGGTGCTCCAAAGGCCGCCGAAAACAAGTAATTACCTCAATATTAACCCCAAAAATTATGTTAGATTTATCCCAAAAATATAAGTACATTCCCCTCATTGTTCCAAAATCAATCACTGCCACCGAAACCGGCACTGGCGTGAATATTGAAGGCTATCACGATGATGCCCTCGGCATTGTTTCGTATGGTGCTTTAGGTGGTACAACTGAAACATTCGACACGACTTTTGAAGTGTCTACTGACGACTCTACCTATACGACAGCCGGAACTATTGGCCAAGTAACTGGCTCAAATGGCGATAACAAATCAGCCGCCGTAAAAGTCAGCCTTGCAGCTAAAAAATATGTACGCGCAAAGATTACTATGTCTGGTACTTCGGCCAGCTTGGTGAGCGCGGGCATTCTCGTGCGCCCAGCCGTCGAAGGTTCTAGCGTTAATTCTGCTACGCCAGCCTAAAGGGAAGGTTTGTTTTTAGAAGGTCTCCTCAATTTGAGGGGGCCTTTTTCTTTGCCCGGAAAAAAACTGGATTATGATTGACTTGAAAACTATTTAATTCTCCATTTATGGCAGTCAACGCTAAAGACCTCATCACTATTGCCGACGTTAAAACCTTTTTGAGTATTTCGGGTTCAACCTACGACACTTTGCTACAAGATTTGGTGACTCAGGTCTCCTATTTTTTAGAGAGCTATTGCGACCGTCAGCTGATTGATTTGAACGCCAGCATAACCGAAATAATGGACGGTGGCGATTCCACAATTATGCTCAAGTCCTACCCAGTCAAAACAGTAGTCTCGGTGTCAATCAATACGGGACCGCTCGACAATCCCAACTGGTTTGCGCTGTCAGCCTCCTATTACAACTATCGCGCTGAAAATGGCTCGCTCTATGTAATTTGTGGCACGCCTAAAGGCAGGCAGAATTTGAAGGTTGTTTATACCGCTGGCTATAAAGTCGCTGATTCAACCTACCCCGTGCCGTTTGATTTGCAGCTGGCAGCGCGGTCGCTCGTCGCTAAGTTCTACCAGAAGCGCATGGCTCAAGGTGTTCTGAATGAGAACATTGGCGGCGCTTCGGTCAACTGGAACGAAGAAATGGACCCGACAATTGTTAGAATGCTTGAACCTTTTAAACGCATGACATTATGATTTTCACAAGTTTTACAGATACGGTAACGGTCAAGAGATTGGCTTACACTGGCGACAAAGGAACGAAGTCAACAGTAGCGGGCGTGTCTTATTTAGGCTTATTTGTGCCAGTCGATTCTAACGAGGGGACTATCGCAATGAAAATTGTCGGCGAAGCTTTTAAATTTTCGACCGATTCAAGTGCTGACATTCAGGTCGGCGATACGCTGGTCTATAACAGCGAAGACTACACGGTCAAAGGCATCCAGAGATTTAATCAGAAGAGCTTGAATATTTTACATTGTTACCTAGAAAAACCTCAAAAACGTGGCTGATTCATCGAAAGCAATTAGCGTTGAAATTAAAGGCGTTGAAGAGCTAAACGCCGCTTTTAAAAAAGCGCCCCAGATTGCCGTTGGTGAATTAAGGCGCGCAATACTCAAGGCGCTGATTACTTTGCAGGGCGAGGCGAGAAAGTTCGTTGTCAAAGACACTGGCAGGCTAGTCAATGCTATTCGCTACGTTCAGCCGACGATGGTATCAGGCAAATTAACGGCTGAAACTCAATATGCAATCTATGTTCATGAGGGAACTAAGCCCCATTTTCCGCCGCTGAGTGCGGTTGAACCGTGGGCTAAGCGTCACGGCGTACCTGCCCTTGTCGTGGCCCGTGCTATTGCGCGCAAAGGGACTAAAGCAAATCCATTCTTTGATGAAGCTAAAAAAAGCAGTGCTCAATCTTTGGACTCCATTTTTAAGAACGCCATCGACAAAATTATTAACCAACTAACATAATGCCAGCATCATTTTCCACCTTACATACAGCCATAAAAGCAAAGCTCGATACTCTTAGCGGAAGCGGTCAGCCCTTGGCGGTAGTTTATGGCTATCATGAGGCCTCACCGTCCGGCTACCCCGCGGCCAGCGTTGAAATGTCCACTCTGGGCAATGACTTTTTCACAACGAAAGACAATCTTCGCGCCTACGCTTTTGACATTTTTATTTATCAAGAGTTTTCCACTATTGGGCGCGAGAGCGCAGTCGGTATTTTGATGGACGTAGTTGACGCGGTGGTCGCTGCATTCGATGGTGATTTTTCACTGGGCGGAGCTTGTGACTATTGCAAGCCAATTCCTATGCAGTCGGGTTATGCTGAGGGTGCTGACGGGTCAATATTATGGGCTCAAATGACCCTCGCTTGCTATGCCGAAATTTCTACATAAATTTGACGCGACTAAAAAATTGGCCAACAATTGAAACAGTTTTATTAAAACACTATGAAAGAAAAATCCGAAAATAAAGGTGTTCCGAAAGATGCAGCAAACAAGGCTGTCCCTTTCATGTTTCCGGCTGAGGGCGTCACCGTCATGGCTGAGAACGAAGCCGAAGCGAAGGAAAAATTAAAATCTATTATTAACGAACAATCAAATGACTAAAATAATCGGCCGTTTAAACAGTCTCGGCGTTGGCAGAGAGTCCACTCGTGGTACGGCTGTCGCCGCAGCAAAATGGGTTCCAGTTATGGAGCTGACCTATGAGCCTAGAGTCAAAACAGTAGTCAATGAGGCCTCAGTAGGTCGCATTGAAGGCAGTGACAACGAGCTCGTCACGCTCAAATACGGCGAGGTCAAAGTAAAATCTAAAGTCAAAGACACTTGTTTTGGTTACTTCCTTTATTCCCTTTTGGGCTCAGTAAGTTCGGCCGCCAAAAGCGCTCCTAATACTTCGGTTTATGACCATACTTTTACGGTCGCTAATACTACCTCTCACCAATCATTATCCCTCGCCCTTAAAGGTCCGAACGATGATGTAGTTATTGCCAATGCAGTGATGACCAGCTTAAAGCTTTCAATGGAGGCTAATAACTTCCTGCTCTGGGAAGCTGAATTGATGGGCGTTGCGCCAGTTGCGGCCAGCAATACTGCATCATTCTCAGCTGAAAATGATTTTGTTTCCCAGCATATGACGTTCAAAAAAGCGTCAAGCCAGTCTGGACTTGATGGTGCGAGTGCGGTTGTTATTAAGGCGTTTGACATGGAGATTAAAACCAATGCAACGCTTGAGGAAGTTTTGGGCTCTACTGCTCCGGCTGACGTTCTCAATCAGACGTTTGAAATTACCGGCTCAGTTACTCTCACTCACACCGACTCAACTTATTCTGACTTGATGGTTGCTGGAACTGCTCAGGCTTTACGCTTCGACATTAAAAATACTGACGTCACCATCGGCACGTCCTCAAATCCAGAATTGAAGATTGATTTGTACAAAGCAATTATTAATAACTACGAGAGAAAAATGACTCCGGATGCAATTGTTGAAGAAACATTTGATTTCAAAGCGCATCTTTCAATTGCTGACACGGCTATGATTCGCATTATATTGACCAATCTTAAAACTTCATACTCATCATAATCATGGAAGATAGCATAAAGCTGCCAAAATCTGGCGTTATTGTTTTTCTAAAACAAAAAATAAGTTACGGGGAATATAGGCAAATAGAGGCAATTTTGTTGGCCGGGACTACCACCAAAATGGTGAACGGTGTGATGACCCCAGCTTTTGATGGCAGTGTAGTAGCGACCCAGCAAAAAAAGATTATCGAAACTTTTGTCATTCGCGCTGAAAATCCAGATGGCTCAGTTTGCCAAATTAACATTGAAATGGACAAGCTGGACATGGACGATGGGCTAGTCCTCGAAACTGAGTGCATGAAGCGCTACAACGAGTTAAAAAAAAATTAGAGCTGGATACTTACAATATCCGCGAGGCGTTTTTATACAAACAAGCAAACGTCCAAGAGGCGCTCGTTGCTTTTTTGTGTTTAGAACTTCATTGTCTGCCTTCACAGATTGAAAATGAGGACTATAATTCAATCATGAATATCAAGGCCGCGCTGGATGCCAAGGCTGAATTGAGTCAAAAGCAAGCGCGCCGCAAATAAAAAATATGAAGTACGGGAGTTTAAAATGTCGGGAGAATCCACTTTATAAAAAATGGACAGAAATGAAGCAGCGTTGTCAGAATCCAAATAACCCTTCTTTCAAAGATTATGGGGGTCGCGGAATTTGCGTTTCAAAAAGGTGGTTAAATTTTGCTAATTTCCAAAAAGACATGGTGGCTAGTTACCGCCCCGGCTTGACGCTTGAAAGGATTGACAATAATGGGAATTACTCACGGGCAAATTGCAGATGGGCAACTAAAAAAGAGCAAGCAAATAATCGCCGAAGTAGTCATTTGATAATTTTCAGAGGTCAAACCAAAACGCTTTCCCAATGGGCTGAAAAAATCGGCGTTCGGCTTGGAACTCTCAATCAAAGATTTTTCGTTTACAAATGGTCAATCACAAAATGCTTAACCTATAACCAATAAAACTTTGGCAGACTCTAGGGACATTTCAATAAATATAAATGCTAACGACCAAGCGTCGAAAGCGCTTGGCGAAGTTGGCAAAGCTGCAACGGCATCATTCAAAAAGGTGGCGGTTGCGGCGGCGGCTGGTGCGGCTGCAATTCAAGCTATGGCAATCGCCTCGGTTAAAAGACTTGCTGACGTCGGCGAACAAATCCAGAACTTTTCTACAGCTTCGGGCTTTGCGGCTTCGGCGGCCTCCTCTTTGTCTTTGGCTGCCACTGGCATGGGCTTGTCGCTCGAGTCTGTTGCAGGCTCGTCCAAAAAAATGCAGGTCAATCTAGCCAACATGGCCGACGATACAAAGAAGGCGAATGCGGCCTTAAAGCCTCTAGGCATTACCTTTAAAGAAATAAAAGACCTTTCGCCAGAAGAACAATTTATTAAACTCGGAAACGCGGTTGCATCAATTAAAGACCCGGCCGAAAGAACGGCTCAAGCAGTTAAAATATTTGGCAAATCCGGAACTGATTTAATCCCTCTTTTTAATGGAGGAACTGCATCGCTTGAACAATTCAACGAGGCCGCCAAAAAAGCGGGCGTATACATGGACGAGGGCGCTATTGCGGCGGCGGCCAAAGCAGATGAAGCCTTTGATGGATTCAATGCCACTTTGACCGGTCTAACCCAGACATTTGCGATTGCAGTAGTTCCCGCCGTTACAGCTTTAGTGGATAAAATGAAAGCTCTGATTGAGCCGGTAACAGCATGGATGCAGGCTAATCCAGAGTTGACCGGTACAATAGTCACTGTTACGACAGTAGTTTTAGCGCTGATTGGCGCATTGCCTACATTGATTTCAACCGTCACTGCTTTAAATGCGGTGTTTATGTTTTTGGCGGCTAATCCGCTGACGCTTGTAGTCGCTGGCTTAGCAGCTTTCGGCGCGGCAATGGTTTACCTCTGGAATACAAACGAGCAATTTAGAACTATTGTGACCGATGTCTGGGGCTACGTTTCCAGCTTTTTAATCACAACTTTTGAGGCCATTAAAACGACCGTCGAGGCGGCCTTAACTCAAATCGTTACATGGTGGACCGACGACCACAACCAAATCAAAGCTTTCTTTCTCGATGTTTGGAATTTTTTGAGCACTACAGGCGTCGAGTTGGTGGTCACTCTGGCGACCATCATCATGGATTCATTTAGGCCTATGGTGCAATTTTTCCAAGAACATTGGGACGCGATATCATTCACCTTCCAAACAGCTTGGAACGTAATTAGCACGGGCTTTCAAATCTTCTGGAACGGCCTGCTTGCTATCGGCAAAATTGGCTGGGAAACAATCAAGACAGTTTTCAAAGTCGCACTGGATTTATTAAAAGGAAATTGGGCAGCGGCGTGGGAAGAAATTAAAACATATTTCGTTAATGTATTTACCTATATCGGCACGTTCGGCCAAACGATTATGAACCTGTTTAGCTCGTTCCTATCTGCTACATGGGATAGCATAAAAAAAACTTTCCTAGAGGCGCTGACCGCTCTACAGGATGGTTGGACTAACTTCTGGGCGAGCTTCCAAAAAGCCGCTGAGGATGCGGTCAATTTCGTTAAGAGCATAATTCAAGGAGTGACCGACGCGATTAATAACGCAATCAATGCCTTAAATAAATTCATGGGCATGGGTGGCGGTAGCACTGGCGGCGGTGGTACCCAACACAATGCTATGGGTGGCCGTATGGCAGGCGGTGGCGTGTCAGTAGTAGGTGAAAAAGGGCCAGAGTTATTCATACCAGACCAGCGCGGTACTATTATCCCTAATAGCCAAGTTGGCGGGGGTGGTGGCGGAATAACAATCCTAGTCACTGGCAATACCGTCCTATCAGACGATGGGGCCGAGGCTATCGGTGACATGATAATTAACAAGCTGAGATTAAATTATAAATTCTAAATGGCCCTCACCCTTAAAATTAACGATGTTGACCAGAGCAGTTTAGTGCTTTGGAAAAGCCTAAAATGGAGTCAGGCACTTACCTCGCAAGTGGACACCCTTGGCTTTCAGGTCCAAAAGTTTGGGACTCGCACACTATCGCCGGAGGTACTTGATGAGGTGACTCTCTACGTTGACGGAACCAAGGTTTTTGGCGGCAATGTTGTCAAGGTGGTTGAGAGCGTGGCAAGCGCTGACCGCATAATCTACAACGTCACGGTGAAGGATTACACCCACCTGCTCGACCGTCGTTTAGTTGTAGAGTCCTACCAGAGCAAGCCGGTCATTAATATTATTTGTGACATACTTAATAGATACGTCAATAAAGGTCTGCGCATTGAAATAGCCACCTTTGAGGCTAGTGAAGTTTGGAACGGCGGCACTGTTGACACGACCAATTTCATCGTGGGGGCTCAGGCCAGAAAGCTGACCTCTACCAACGCCGTAATGGACTCGATGTATAGAGACATATTGGTGGACCTACAGCCCACGGGATACACCACGAGCGATTATATTGAGCTCGATGTTTTTGTGGATGATTTTACCAAGCTCGCAACAGCTACAATCAAACTGGGCGACGCCACTCTGGCCAACTATTTTAGCGCCAATATAACAAACCAAATAACCCAGAGCGGCCACAATCTAATTAGAGTCCTCAAATCAGCCTTCACAACTACGGGCTCAATTACTTGGCCAACTATCGCCCGCATTAAATGCGAGGTGACTAGCACGGCGAGCAATACGGTCAATCTGACGTTTGATAATTGGCAAGAGGTTTCGGTCAACGCTTTCACTCGCGACAACGCAAATTCAGCCACTCAAGTGGTCGAATTTATCGCGTTCAATTATGAAGCGCCCAGCAAAGCAATCCAGAGAATGGCCGAATTATTCCAGTGGGAATGGTATGTGGACGAGCTAAAGGGCATTCACTTTTTCCAAAAATTCGACAAGCTATCGCCCTTTAATCTTACGGATACAAACGGCAAATATATTTTCCGGTCGCTACAGGTCAATAATAATGCAGACCAGTTGCGCAATTCTATTTTCGTTCGCGGTGGCGATTATCTGGCTGCGCAAATTACCGATAACGTAAGCCACCAAGCGGACGGTATTAATAAAATTTTTAAGCTTGGTTACAAATATGCGAATTATAGCCTTAGTGTTGACGGGGTCTCTACTCCTGTCGGTGTCGATAATCTGGATTCATATACAAGTAATAACGGAGCTAATCAGATTAATGGCGGAAGCTTTAAAAATATTGGTGATGTAACTGGCAATAGTAAGCAGGCCGAGCAGGTTATTGTCACCAAAGCTGGCCGTCGTTCCGGCCTTTCACTCAAGCTCAAAAAAGTAGGCTCGCCAGTCGATAATCTACAAGTTCAGATATTCTCTGATAATGGTAGTAATCAGCCGAGTGGTAGCAATCTATCAAACGTGGCTAGTATTGCTGGCTCTCTCCTATCCGGAACGTCCACACAAATCAGTTTTAGCCTTGTAGAGTCTGCCAGCGCCTCTCTATTTTTCGCCGTGGACCAGCTCTATCATATCGTCGTTAATCGCTCTGGCGCTGTTGACCCTGCTAATTATTATCAGGTCGAAGTTACTACCGGCGGGACCTATGAAGGTGTCGGCAATACTTACGACGGGGCAGCATGGTCAAACAGTAATGCGAATATGTATTTTTTGGAGCTAATTGACTACGATGTTCTTTATTCTTTCAACGAGAAAATTCTAAAATTCAACTCAGCCCCAGCGGGCGGCACTTCGATAATCTTCACCGCTCAGCCATATAAGCCGATTATTGTACATGTTCGTGAGAACATGTCGGTTAATGAGTTTGGCGAATATGAGTTTGAAATAACTGACCCGTCAATCCAGACTCAAGACGGTGCGCGTCAGAGAGCGCGTCAGGAGATTCTAGGATGGGCAGCAAAAATATCTGAATGCGGATTTAAAACATATCAATCCGGATTGAGGACTGGTCAAACAATTAATATTCAATCTGACATACGGGGGCTTAATTTAGATGTAATGATTCAATCAATATCCGCTGTTGCTCGCACTCCGGACACGCTTGAATATAGTGTCAGTTGTGTGACTACCAAGCAAATGGGCATTCTGTATTTCCTACAGGCTGAATTAATGAAGAGCAACCAGCAGCTTGTTATTGATGCCAACGAGATGAGCGACAAAATTGAGGACTTCACTACAAATTTTTATTTCTCTACCGAGTATGATTCGGTGCAATACGTTGGCCATGTTTGGTCAGCTGACGATGGGTCAACTCCAAACCACTTGGTTTGGCAGGGTGGTGATGCTACCATGATATGGGCCTAACCATATCGCAAAAATGAAAAAACTTTCAACTGGGCACAAGATAACACGAGACGGACAAATATATGCGCCCAGCGGAAAATTGATTTCTACAACTAAGCATCATACTGGCTATTTAGTAGCCACGCTTTGCTTTAGTGGTAAGAAAAAACAATTTCGTGTCCATCGCCTTGTTGCTGAGGCTTATATAAATAATCCCTACAATAAGCCTTATGTTTGCCATAAAAATGGCAATAAGCTAGATAACCGAGTGGAAAACCTTTATTTCGGCACGCCACTTGAGAACTCGGCGGACAGAAAAGCACACGGTTTTTCCTTGGAAGGTGAATTGAACCCAAAGGCCAAACTTAACAGCATTGAAGTGGAAATGATTAGGCATATACTTAATTTGAAGCAATACTCGCAATGGGAAATTGCTAATGCGTTCGGCGTCAACGCTAAAACTATTAACCGAATTAACCGAAACAAATCATGGAAAAATCCAAAATAATCAAAAGAGGCTTTCAACCTAAAGGTAGGTTTATCGCTACTCTAAGGGATTTAGACGGCAATATTGTCAGCCAAGTCGAAAAAGAAAACCTCGTTGTAAACGTGGGTAAAAACGGATTCGCCAAATTAATGAACGGCGAAAGCGGATTCACTGGCAATTTAATCACCGCGTATTTAGCGGTCGGCACTGGCGCAAATGCCCCCGCCCCCGGCGATACAACGCTGCAAACTGAGCTGGCGAGGACGACGATTGTAGTAGGCTCAAATAGTCGCAACAACGCCGAGGTACAAATGGACTTTTATTTTTCACCTACAGAAGCCAATGGCGATATTAAAGAGGTTGGCGTTTTTGTAGATGGAACGGCGGCGGCTAATTCTGGCACACTGTTTGACCGCACTTTGTTGGACGTGACCAAGCTCGCAACTAACTCATTGACCATTACCTTTATAGTTGACGTTCTTTAATTTTATTTTATGCAAAACAAAAACCTCGACACAATTAAATCATCAAAACTTAAATATTCAGCTCAAGCCATTTTGATTTTAGAGAACCTGAATACTGACTTTCCCTTTGAGCAATTCGAGAAGTGGGTCGAAGAAAAACATTTTATCGTGGGCGGCGGTTATGTAGTCGAATTTCTTGCCGAAAGAAAAAAACTGATTGACAATGAAGTCAAGAATTTAGCCAACATAAAAGATGTTTAGCTCTCTCGTTAGTCCCGGTGATATAGCCCTAGCCTCGCAGTACAACAACCTGCGAAAAGATGCTGGCCTGTTTTCTGGCGATAGCGTGTCGCTGACCTATGACAGCCGCAGCCGTCTTTCTACTATCGTGCAGAATGATTTTTCGGTCACGCTCACAATTACCTATCAGACAACCTCTGATTTAATCTCCTCGGTTTCGGACGGTACTAATACATGGAACTTCACCTACTCATCTACAACTGGCCTTTTATCAACAATAATCAAAGCTTAAAATGGACTTACTCAAGCACAATTACAGGATTAATAATTTTAGCTTTAAGCCCACCAGAGCGGCTCACTTGATGGCAATTCAGCCCTCTACTGTCAACGGGATTCAAAAGGGATATATTAAGTCGCAGTCCGCCCCTTTGCCATCTCCATATACAGGCTTGGGACCACAATCAGGAGCAACGACTCAAGGATGTTTGTGTGCTGGAAGCTCTACAGCTAATCAATTTCTGTTTATTACAGGCCAATCAACGTCACCATATTTCAAGGCGTCTTTGTACGACTCGAATAAAAACACCATGACGTCTCTGACAATCTCTGGTGCGCTTGGCGAAACTAACTCTGACCTCAAAGATGCCAGCCTTGTCTGGCTGCCTACTCGCTCAGCGTGGTATCTCAAGAGTGGCGGTGCGGCTAAGGTTTATCCGCTCACTTTATCCGGCACGACTTTGACCGTTGGCTCATCTATTGATATCTCTGGCTCATTTGCCACCGCCGCCAATACGCTGATGACTGCTGACGTGACAACTGGCCTTTTCTTCTTCGATAATGTTGCGGGTGTGCTCAAAAAATATACAACGTCAGGCCTCTCGGCTGGGTCATTCGGCTCAGCCCTGACTAATCCGGCGGCTGGTTATTCTACTACCGCGGGGGACGCCAGCGAAATGGGCTTTAATTATTCCAACGGCAAGATTTATTTTTGCGCCCCTTCTGTTGCAGCTGGCCTAGTCGTGACCTTTCAGGAATATTCTGTTGCAGGTGACAGCTGGTCTACCAAAACATGGCCGTCAGCTCTCAAGCCTTTTATTGCCAAGTCGTCAATGATTCTGGCCGACCCAACTGATAACACTTATATCTGGCTTTTGGGCGCGCAAAATACAACTTCCGACGTGTACGACCCGACCCTTGTACGATGGACCAGCTCAAGTAATACCAGCGAAGTCTATGCGCAGCTGACAGGTTGCGGCCTTGGTCTCAGGACTGGTCAATCACCAACCAACCAAACGGTCGCGTGTGTTAGCAAGTCCATAAAGTCTGGCGTGGTTAGCGTGAGCAATGGCGACATGGTTTTCGCTTCTGGCGTTACCACTGCATTCTACTGTTACAATGTCGGCACTAAATGGAACCGCGTCACGATATTCAATTACACCGGCTCAGGATATCTACTAGGCCTAGCCGCCCCTGTTGGCGTTCAAAACTCCAGTGGTGGTGCGATAGCAATGCCGATTATGTCCCCAGTCACTTTTGTGGTTACGATTGATGGCGGAACTGAGCGATGGATACAAGCCAGCGGCCTCACACTTGACCAAGCATTTTTAAATATCAAGCTGCAATTCGCAACGTCGCTAAAGGTCGAGGTTGTTGGCGGTGGTCAACAGCTCAATGGCTCTAGCCCTTCTGGCGTTGTAGTTGCTAACATAATCTCATAATCCATATGGAAGAAAATACACAACCAACCGAAACCGTAATTTTTGAAAAGCCGCTTGAGCAAATTGCTTTTGAAAATGCCGAAGCTGGCTTTGCTGAAATGCAGGCTGAAAGCGCAAAGGCCGAAGAGGACCCAGAGCGCGCAGCCGAAATTGCCAAGGCTCAAGAAGCACACGCAAAAGCGGGCTTGATTTTTCCACCTGAGCCAGCGCCAGAAGTCGGACCAACGACCGAAGAAAAAACTGCTCAAAGAATTGCGGAAATTCAAGAGGCTGTTTTGTCTGGAGAAGCCAAAGAAAATGATTATGCCGACCTCGACGCTTTGTGGAAAATTAAACAATTAAAAAATTAATTTTAGAGTATGGAAAATAAACAATTAATCAGCAAAGACACTTACATATCCATCGCCTTAATGGGCTCAATACTGGGTGGCGTTGTTTGGCTGACGACCATGTACGCTGATATCGGCTACTTAAAGCAGACGATTGCAGAGCTCAAGACAAATATTCAACAGCAAATTAGCGAGATAAAATCAGATGTTAAAGAAATCAAGGAACTAATATCAAGTAGCCAAAAATAACAACAATTAATATGCAAATATTCAAACAGGGCAATTATCCAAAAACATTTCTTGGAGCAACAAAATATACGGTAGCAGATTATGGCTGTTATACTTGCGTACTGGCTGAGATTAATAACCTCTTTGGTGCTAATTGCACGCCCGTGGATGTTGCGGCTAAAGTGAACCTCTATCAAAAAGATGGCCAGATTCGCAACTCTGTTTTGGCTACTGAGGCTGGTCTAAAAAACACTGTATTTGTTCAAGCTGTTGGCTATGATGAGGCCTTGATGGATGCTGTTTTAGGAGACTGGGCCAATAAACAAATTGCCGTAAAGGTAAAGATACCAAAGGGCGGCACTCATTTTATGAAGCTGGCTCAAAAAAATGGATATGGACGCTATCAATGTCATGACCCCTACTCAGGCGGCATTGTGGACATTAACCACTATGGCCCGGTTCTTGGCTTGAGGCTCTTTAAGAAAAGGACCCCACCACTTAACTAAACCGACATGAGCGATTTAGCAATTTCGTTTGATTCCGATTCAAATATTTTCTTTAATCGCCAAGCCGAAAACGGCGAGATGGTGCAAAGCCTAAATGTAACAAAGCACGAAAGCATAATGTTGTTATTACCGGCCCTTGTTGACGTTCCGGATTATGCTGACCGCCTCGTCCAGTTGCTTGAGGCCAAAGGCTACGCCAGACCAAATCATAAAATCTAAACTATGAAAACAGTCGCCAAAATCAAAAAGTTCCTCAAGAGTGATAATTTTCGCAGCTTTTGGCATACGCTTGTCACCAATCTGATTTGGGATGCAAGCATAGGTCTGGCTGGCGCGCATATAATCAATGGCGGGGACTGGTCGCAACAGTCAATACTGGCATTCGGCTATGCCATATTCAGAACAATCTTTCGCGTTTTATTTGAGGCGCTTAAAAAGCAATTCCCAAAGGACAGCTAAACACGCCCTTTCATTTTTTTGTAAGCCCGGAGGACGGCATAAAATGTTTTCCAGCTTCGGTAACCCTTGATTTGTATTTCAATTTCTTTCAGTGTCCGGCGTTTTTTGATAACTTCCAAAGCCAGAAGCTCAGCATAGGACAGACCTTTTAACTTGATTGGCTTTGGCATAGGCGAATTTTTAAAGGTATTTTCATTTTATGGCCTTAATCCCGCAAATGATAGTCTTTGCAGATTCTTATTTTATGGTATTGCACAGTCTGGCAAATCGTGGTATACTAATAAGATTTATCAATTAACAAAACAAAAAATGACAAATCAAAATAAAAAGTACGCTGATTATTTGAAGGCCGCCGCAAGCAAGGGCGTGGTCAATAGGGCCGAGCTCTCTTTGTGGCTGGAGGTCACCAAGGCCAGACGCCTCAATCCATCGTACACAATTATGGATTACATGGCTCAGCAATTTTTAGCTTAATTAATAACCCTTAAAAAACAAAATTATGGAAACTCAAAAAACAAGCATCGCAATGGTACTCGCTCAAAAACTCGCTAATCATATCGCTACTCACTCGGTCCGCCAATTACTCTGGCAGCTCGTCGAGCTTGCCGTTGGTGTGTTCTTTGGCGCCCTGTTAATTTCGCCCGATGGCACGCTTGAGCTAATTCGCTCCGGATTGACTTACTCTGATTATGCCCCCCTCAAAATCATGGCAGTGATGGCCCTGTTTTTTCACCGAAAAACTATCATCAAAAAAGTCCGGTTGTATACAAACAAGACAGTTGCTAAACATGTCCAAAAAGATGTAAACAAATCCGGAGAAAAATTGATTGATAATATTCCGGTCACCGAGTTAGTTGACTACCTAGTCCGCAACAATCATTTTCGCCGTGAAGGGGTCAATGGGGTCCGTTCAACTTTCGGGCTGAACATGGAAAAATTTAATGCGCTCGCTAAGAAATTAGAAGAGAATGGCGTTTTGATTCGCGGTGAAAATAACGGGCGAATTCTGGATGACAAATGGTCACGCCAAAGCTTGATAGATTATCTATCAGGTGTGCAAAAATCTATCGACTTAATCCCACGTTTTAGGATTCATCGAATTGGCGGAAAAATTAGACTCGATAAAAATGAGATTATGGCCTAAAATGATTCTGGCATTTCTATTTGCTACTTTTTACAGGCAGAAAGACGTCGCAACTCGCGGCGTTTTTTTGTGGTTGAACCCCTGCTTGAACTGCCTCTTGAACCGCCGCTTGAACCACCCGGTTGTTTGGCTTGCTTCAAAGCTTTCAACCATTTCGCTCGTGTGCGCAATATGGTCTGTCGAAAGAGGAGCGTCAAAATTAGTTTTGACATTAACTCATTTGAGATATAGATTTAAAACGCCAATAAAAATCAAAAATGAAAAAACATGTATTTACAAAAATCTACCTACTTTTATTTGCCAGTATGTTGCTAGGAATGACTATAGATTTAATCCAAAACTTACCCCAATGAACAACCTCGACCGCGAAATTTTAGTGCTAGAATTAAGAGCAAAAGAGCTGGCCAAGGACCACCCAGAAGATGAGGCGATTTTAGAGATTGTCAGCAAAGTTAATGAGTGCCGTGATAAAATGAAAGAGGCTTTCACGACCGAGGTAGATTCAACGCTCGAAATTATCCACCACCTACTTGCAGCTATTACTAATAAGTACAAAAAAACTATTTAATTTTTTACAAAAAAACTATGACAGAACAACCAAATGAAGGGCAGAAAAGTAAGTCAGTTGACGCTGAAACTGGCGAGCAAATTTTCGTCCAGTCAATTGATGCGCTGAGCAAGCTTTATGGCACCAAAAAAATCATTGCCACAATATACGTCGAACCTGAGACGGTGGAGCCAAACGAGGACGGCGAAATGCCATGCTTGCACTTGGTTACTGTTGGGGACCCGAATATTAACTACGACCGCTATGCTGGCAAATTGCTGTCATTACAGGGGCAAATTTGGAACAACATGCAGCTGGCTAAAGCCCGCAACCAATTGGCCGCAGAAAAGAAGGCACGCGAGGAGGCTGGGGCGGATGGTGAAAAGTCTGAAAACGAAAACGCTTAATTGAATTAAACCCGTGGAGAACTACGGCCCGGTCGCAGGATTCGGGCTTTTTCTTGTGGTGTCAACATTGATGTAAAAAAAGATTTTGACAAAGACAACTCGGTCAGGTTATAACAAGGGTACCTGTAAAAATTAACCCATCAAAAAATGGAAAACGAAAATGCTATGCAGATTGTTACGGCTGACAAGTTAGCCGCAACATATTTTAATCCGACGAAATTGTCGGAAATGAAGAACCTCGCAACCGCGTTTTTTAAGGCGCAGTGCTTTGGTCAGGACGTGAAAAATGAATTTCAGGCTTTGGCCAAAATTCAGGCTGGCTATGAAATGGGCATACCACCAATGGAGTCAATGAGCTCGCTTTATATCGTTAATGGCAAAGTGACAATCTGGGGTATGGCCATGACAAAAAAGCTTCGCCAAGCTGGTTGGAAAATGAAGTATGAAGAAAGCGAGGGGGCTTGTAAGGTGACTATCACCAAGGGCGAGGAGACTTACGATTATACTGCTACACTTGAGGAAGTCCGCAAACTAAATTCCAAAGCAATTGGCTTTGCTGCCAAGGACAAATTAAGATGGCACGCTATTGGCCGTCTGATTCGTTTTAACGTGCCGGAAGTATTGAGCGGTGGCGTTAATTATCTTACTGAGGAAGTGGAGGGTAATACCGTTGTCGAAGTTGTTAACGGCTCGGCCGAGGATAGGCTACTTACAGTAGATGAGTTTATTGCCAAAATTGAGGCCGCAAATTCTCCGGAGGAAGTCAATCAGCTGACTGCTAGCTTGCCGACATTGGTCAACACCGTGACCATTACAGACTTTGAGAAAGCACAATTACATCAAGCTTTGATTAATAAAAAAGCTAAATTTGCCGCTGCAAAGACTGTTGTAAATTCAAATGAACAAGAAAGCCCGGTTACTAGTCAAGTCGAGCAGACAAGTGAGACACCCAAAGCGGTGGAATTGCCAGACTTCACAAAGATGACGATGGAGCAAATGAAGTCATTTATTGGAAGGGCTGAAAGTTTGGACGAGGTCGAGGCCTTGCAATTTAGTCTTAATGGACTGTTTACGGATGGGCTTATCACGTCAACCGTTATGCAGGAGGGGATTGCCCAGTGCAATCAGCGCCGTGAGTATTTAACACCAAAAACTAATGTCTAATTATATTGAAAGAAATAGAGGATTTTTAACCAGCTCAAAAATCAAAGAGTTTAAACGCTGCGAGCTCTGCTACTATTGGAAATACGAGCTTGAGATACCAAGCCCTATTGAGGACGACCCCGACTATTTCGTTGTGGGCCAAGCCTTCGACGACTTGCTCACTCATGGCCGTGACCACTTCGACAAGCGCTACATGGTGGTAGCACGCCGAACCGATAAGCTAGAAGCCGAAAACCCAGACAAGACCCTGCTATCACCAAGCCTTGCCGCTACAATAGACAGGCTTGCCAACGAATTCAATGCAAATCCATTGTTTAAAAAGAACCCACAAAAAAAGGTTATTGAATACGACTGGTCTGGCGTGAGACTACGAGCTGAGCTTGATGATTACCGCCCAGAAGAACGAATATTCTGCGATATGAAAACTTGCTCTAACCTGACAAACTTTGACCCGGAGGATTACGTTTTTCAGTTCTCTTTCTACCAGTGGCTTTTAGAGGAAACCGAGGGGGAAAAATATCAATGTCTGGCGGAGGTGGTCGATAAATATACCCATTTCAGCCGGTCAATCCCTTATCTCTACACCAAGCAAACTCTTGAGGCGAGACGCGGCGAAATACTGGACGCTATTGAGGCCTATAAGCAGGCAAAGGAGTCAGGCCTATGGCTACCATGTAATGACCCCAAAGAGCTATTGCGCTGCCCGTATTATGGCCGCGAAGGTCACGGCCGTCCTACTTCACCAATAATTTATTAATCACCAATAAAATGGGGCAATCTGCAATCATAACACTTTACCAAAACCCTCATTTTTTCGGTGTTGCCTTAGCGGTTGGAAAGCTCTTTGGGTACTGGGAAATTCAGATAGGTTTTGCTTTTTGGGCGGTTGGAATAGAGCTAAAAAAGAAAACTAAAGACAATGTTTGGTTTAGGTTCTATAACCAAAAATATTGATGAAGAAAAAAGAAAAATGCCCGTATTGCGGTAATTACTACAGGCCAGAGATTCAAATTGAGGGATTCTGTTTTAGTTGCATTTGGGCCTATGAAGCCATAACAGCAATTCGAGCGATGATAGCGTCCGATTTTCACCTAGCCGAGAACTCACGCCGCTATTGGAGCAAAGCACTTGGCAGACTATTAAAGCACAAGCCAAAAAATTAACCATTTAAAAAACTATGAACGAAACAATCAAAACAATTATAACTGACATTAAGCTCGCGGAGCGCGACGTCAAAGAGATTAAGGCCGAAATCAGGGACATGAAAAAAATAAAAACACCTGAGTATTTAGACCTTAAAAAGCAGTACAAAATTTTGCGAGAAAGAATGAAAGAAATTGAGCAAGATTTTGAGAAAGACCTCGCGGGGGACGCGACTTACACCTCATTGATAGAGCTTAAAAATACGGCTATGGAGAGACTAAGCAATGCCAATGCGAAGCTACAAAAAGAGATTGCCAGCAAATATGGCGAGCCGAAGGTTGTCGAGGACTTTAATATAGACACTGAGTTCGGCCCCGTCCGCGTTCAAATTTGTCCGGAAACGAAAGTTTATTTAAACGGCAAACATGATTAAACTGACCAGAGAACATTTCACGCTAGAACTTTGTGGCACTTCTTACTATCTCTATTGTCGTTTGCAGGAGGACACCAACGAGGGGATTGAGGTCTGCATCGAACCGCTATTCGGGGGTTACTACGTTGCGCTATATGAACTATCCTCAAGGATTCTAATAATGGAAAAAGACTATCTAAAATGGTCTGGCCAAACTACTCCGGAAGCTGAGCAAAAACTCGTTGAAATGGCAAACAAACAGGTCAACGCCTATATGAAATTTATCCACCCAACACTATGATGACATTAAAAGAAGCCATTAAAATGAGTAAGCAGAAGTGGTTTAGAGAGATTAGACAATTCTCTTTGGATAGCGATGATATGCCTGATGGTGCTTTCTTTGCTATGGCTGAGGAACAAGATATTGATGTTTCAGACTGGGACGTTTACGCCCAAGTCTGCGAAGTTTTAACCAATAACAACATACCAGTTTATGACTAACAACTACCCAGACGGGCACGACCCCCACCGCAACAACCTAGAGAACCCGCCAGAGCCATGCACTCACCCGGAATTTGTGGAGGATTTTATCGGTGAAAATGAGTCGAAATGCGTTGTTTGTGGAGAGCTACTCGCTAATTTACTAAACCAAAAATAGATGGAAATGTTTTATGTATTTTTAGGCTTACTGTTTCTTAATAACCTAATCCTTGGCTACCTCTACGGCCGCCAAAAGAAGCGCGGTGACGAGTGGCGAGAGGCTTGGCTCAGGGCGAAGGTAAGCCCTACCAGAATTATGGCCGCTATGGAGGTCCGCCACGAGTGTGGGCATACTGACGCCGAGCATCAAGACATGATGAAAGATGCTTTGAACGAAAAGCGGGGGGACTGGCCGATAATTATGGACCAGAAACAAATAGCCAATTTAATGGCTGCTTTGCACAAAGAAGAGACCGATAGAAATAATGACCCTTTAACTTAAAAACATATGAACAACGACACTCTGACATTGCTACTTATTACCGTGGTCATTATCGCAATCACCTGTTTATTCGGGGCTTGGATGCAGTTTAGCCATGAGGAAACTATGGCCAGAATTCCAGCGGACATAATCAGAGCAGGGCAAGGTAAATCAAATTTTTAACCAATTGTAAAAAAACATACGATGAATAAATTTGAATATTGCTATTTGTACCGATACGAAGCTGACTCTGAAGATGCCTTTATAGCCAAAATGGACAAGCTAGGGGCAGAAGGATGGGAGCTAGTAAGTGTTGAACCGTATTATTTTAAACGTAAAATCCAATGATGATTAAACAAATAGGAATGAAGCCGACGCCAGAGCTAAAATGCTCATTCACCTCATCGAAAATAACCTAATCCAACTATGATTAAACAGCTACACCCCATTTTCGACCCCAAAACAAACGAGCTTATAATTTTAGGCCTTGGCGAAGATGACCGGATTTATTGCTGGAGCCATTTGTTTAATAGATGGAGCCTATATCATCACGAAAAATAAAATGGACTTTGACGACTTAGCCCAACAATTCAGCACTGTCCATGTTCCCAGCGACCACCCGCCGAAAAAGCCGGTGTCAGAGAGTCAAGCTTATCGCCATATTCTTTATAAGATTTGGGAGGCCAGCGTTTCCGGGAAAATCTCATTCGATGAATTCTACCGAGAGCGTTACGCAAAGCTGAGAATGGCCGCACTGGATGAACTTAATAATCTAACCATGCCAAAAAATGATTTTACGCAAAATATTTAACGGGAAAACTAAAGTTCTTGGCGAGCTGGTTAATGGTATCTGGAAGAAAACCGCGCACAAACAAGAGCACGCTTTCAGGTCAACGCCTAGTTGGGCAGTTGACGCTGAGATACTTAATAACGTGAAAAACGAGCTTAAATTTATACAGATTCACGAAATCAGCGAGGGCAAGGTTTTTGTTTGCCGGCCTGAAATTATTTTCCGGCATGGATTTGAGCGAGAATTTGGAGGGTTCGGCAAGCAGAGATTTTTGCCCCTAAAATTCTGGGACGTATTCGATGCCCGAACTGGCGAGCTGATTTATAAATATGAGCCGCCGAGGCCAAAGGAGGAGTTGCAACCATCATTATTTTAACCATAACAAAATGAAAAAGCTTTCAAGGCCAAACACTACCCAAAAGCACGGATTCATACCGATTTATTTTAATGGCTCAAGGGTTGGGGTCATAAATTTACCGCCAATTATGCACACTAACGGCTTTGGTGTGCACCTTGTCCCAGTGTCGAGAGAAATTAAGCCGGTAATGGATTGCAAAGCTTTTGCTGTAGACCATTTTGAGGCTCAAATTATGAACGGAGTAGCAATATCCAGTACGATTTTACCAACTAAAACCCCCAAAAAATGACAAAAAGAAGTGAGCAGGAAATCGAAATAGAAATAGTCCCTGATAAAGGCTCAATAACAAACTACCTTATTTTATTTAATGGGGTGGTTGAGGGGTCGATTGAGGCCACCCCGGAAGGCCTAACGGTTTATAATTTGCTCGACGAGGTTGTTTTAAGCGAGGATTTTATAGGTAAATACGACCTTTTCCAAGCCCCAGCCCGCGCGACGAGGGCGCTATTACAAGATTATTTCAAACGCCATGATGGATAACATTAAAAATTTGATAGGAGTTGCTTTAAATATGAGGCCACGCGATGAGGTGATTTTAAGAGAGGAGATTATACCAATCGAGGGCGAATTTTCGATTTATTTTAACGGCCTGCCAGTCGGAAAAGCCAAGCTCACGCAAATCGGCATGACCGTGTACAACCTCAGCGGTAAAATAGTCTATTACAGAGAGGAAATGCGATTGCAACATAGAAGGGCGTTGCTCAAGGCTGGCATTGATGCCCTCAAAGAGGATTATTTGAACATTATTTACCCAAAATAAATGCTTGCTAAAAAATGCTCAAAGGGGTGGTTTGAAAGATGCTCTAATTCCAAGGGCGACAAATGCAATTGCAAATGCCTTGGCGAAAACCATCGGCGGCAACCTGAGCAGACGTCATTATTTGACCTGATTGATAGCCATGACGAGCTAGGTCTCTCTGTCAAGATGCTTGAGAAGGCCATAGCACTGCTCAAAGAACAGGACCAAAGGCCCAATACGGCGCGTGATGCTTACCCTATACCTTGGCATTTACACGCCATTGTATGCAAGTCTGGGGCAATTAATAAATGCTGTCCATGGTGTCGTTACTGGCCATTTAAAGGCGACGTTATCACTTAACTTGCAATTGTCAAAATAATCTTTTACACTCCAATTAGTTAATTTGTTAATTCAATGAATAAAAAAAATACAGTTGAAAAGTATATGCAACTCAAAGGCGCTCAGCTTCGTGACCTCTGTTTTTTCCTACGTGACCGCGGCATAAAATGCAGTCGTCAGCATATACATGGCATCATCAAAGGCGTGGCAAATCCCCGGGAAGGGTCCGAAGTTCGCAAGGGTATTTGTGATTTTTTCGGTTTAGATGACAGCGTCCTGTTTGGTCAATTAGTTTTTAAAGATGAAGTACATGCCGAATAGATATTATATTACGTTTGGCCAAAGGTCGCCGTTTCGTGATGGCTATGTCTTAATCGAGGCTTATGAATACAGCCAAGCGAGACGCGCAGCAATCGAAACTTTGGGCCAAAAATGGGCCTTTATTTATTTGGAAAAAGATTTTGACCATCAATTTTATCCAGCGGGCCAGTTGGGCCGAACTATTAACGCTTAAAATTATTTTTTTGGTAGTGCCGGGGTGGTCAAGTTGGCGCTGGCGAGGAGTATATCCTTAGAGCCGGGTTCGATTCCCGGGCCGCCCATGCGAAGGTCGCGCCTTCGTCGGCACTACCAAAAAAATAAAACTTAATAAAATTTTATGGCTAAAACAAAAGAGGTTCACATAATGCAGGCGCTAAAACACATGGACCCCGCAGACGTTAAGGAGTTTCTGGATGACAATAGCGCCTTTGTGGGGCAGGTCACTCAAATGCTCAAAAATGTTTATAAAAAAACTCGCATTCACCACCTAGCTAAGGTTGCGGTATTCCAAAACATGGCCAGAGCCCATGGTTTTATTGAGGTAGATAAAAATTTTTATGTTGACCGCACTAAGTGCGAACGCTTCACCGAACTTTTGAAAAATGCGCGTTTAACTTTTGGCCCAGACGTGAAAGAGTTAAAATAGAACAATAAGCCCTAAAATATGACGGCAAGAAAATATGATTTTGCGAAGCTGAAAGCTGAATTTATGCAGTCCGAATTTGCGCACGTTCGGAGTTTTATAAATTCTATTGGAATGAAAATGAACACTAGAATCGCTGAATGCACAGTCGGCTGGACGGCCGAAAAGATTGCAAAAAACCGGCTTATTTATGAGGAGGAAACGGCCAGATTTTTTAAGCAAAAACGAAAACTAATTCGCAAAAATTTAAACAAAAGCATTTTTTTAACTGGTCGGGGGTTGCAAAAAATGATTGATAGCGATGACCCCGTTGCCAAGGCCATTGAGAAGTACTGGCAAATTATGAGGACCGAGGCGGGCTTACCAATTCGCCACGTTAAGCAGACGATAGACGTCGAGCAGTTTGATGCTACCGCCGCGAGAAACGAAATTGATAAACTCATAAATAATGATATTTCCAAAACAAACACTGCTGAGCCGACACCAAGCGGAAAAGCTCTACAAAAACCCCGAAAAAAGGGCAAAGCTAAGTCTTGATGCTTGGCGTTTGGCGATGCAGTCGATTTATTACCATCGCAAAGATTTGTTTTTCAAAGACATTTGCGATAAATGGACCCGCGATAAAAAGACCGGCGAAAAAATTGAGTCGCCCGCTTTTCATGCTTTGCTATGGGAAGGGTGCAGCTCTGGCGAGGACGTGCTAGCAATTATAGCCCGTGACCACGCCAAGACTACGGCGGTGTCGAAGATGCTCACTTTGTGGCTAACTCTTTTCGAGGAGGAAAAATCTATTTTATTTTTAATGTCCAAGGGTCTGGGGGAGGAGGTGCTCGGTGCAATCAGAGAGGAGCTTGAGCAGAATAAGTCTATAAAAGCGATATGGGGTGTTTTGGTGCCCGTCGATGACAAAACGGACCGAGGTACTAAGAAATGGCGACAACGCGAATTACAACTTTTAAATGGCGTCGAGTTAAAAACCATAACTAGGGGCGAGCCGATTCGTGGCAGGCGTCCGACCAAGGTTATAGTCGATGACCCACAAGAAGATAAAGACGTTAAAAATCCAGTAATAGCCGCTGAATTTTATAGCTGGGTATTTACGACAGTTTATCCCACAATTTCGCCCGGCGGCTCAATGGTTGTTTTGGGTACGGTTATATCAGATAACTGTTTTGTTTCGATGCTTAAGGCTCAGGCGTTAATCAAGCAGTTCCGCCTGATTGAGTATCCTGCAATTCTGGACTTCGACCCCGAAAAAGATATTGAATTCTATTATGAAGGTGAGCGCCTGCGTGTTCGTTTTTTAAGAGGTCGGCCGCTCTGGCCAGCTAAATGGTCGATTAAAAAACTTGAGGAGCGTTGCGAAAAAATGATGGAGGACGGCAAAGATATCCGCAAATTCAAGCAGGAATATTTGAACGTGCCTTTTGATATTGCGAGCGCACCGGTGTTTTCTGGGCAATACAATTTTGTCGTCATTCCGCCTATTGAGATTATCGAGGGCGGCACTCAGTATTTCCGGGAGATTGACCCAGCGCTGCATTATTCAGTAGGAATGGACTTCGCTGAGGGGAAAAAACAGGGGGATTATTCCACTATCATTATTCGTGACATGGCGGGCAGGCTATACCGGCAATATCGGGGGCATATTGCGCAGCATCTTTTGCCAGACATTTTGGAAAATTTACTGCTTGGAATTAAACATTTTATTATCGTTCCGGAGAGCAATTTTGCTCAGGTGTTTTTGCATGAATCTCGTGACCGTTATTATTTCCCGCAAATTTATCGCCGCATAATAATGGACAAAGTAACGCAACAAGAAACTGAGGAGCTTGGTTGGCGTACTACAGCCAAATCTAAAATAATGATGATTAATGGCTTGCAAAAATTTTATGCCGATGGTGAAACCGAAGTCTCGAGCGAGTTGAAATTAGAAATTGCAAAATATTATTACGATGAAAAAGGCGGTATGAATGCAAAAGCGCCCTACCATGATGACCTTGTTATGGGCGATGCTTGTTGTCGTCAAGGTATGCTCGTGGGCGTTCCGGACTCGATGCCAGAGTGGGCGTAATAGCAGAATATTTTGCCGGTTCGGCAATTGTATTTTAATCGGTACTGGGTATAATCTTTTTACGTTATCGGTCTTAAATGCCTAGCAGCTTTAAAGAACCGGTGACCATGCTAGGCAGCCGGTTTTTTAAAGCTAAATACAAATGATAGACGAGCAAGGATGGGTGAAAATTCATCGAAAATTACTCAAATGGGAATGGTACGATGACATCAACACAAAGGTGGTTTTTCTGCATTTGCTACTAACTGTCAACTACGAGGCTGGCCGGTGGCAGGGTCGGACTATTGAACGTGGTCAAAGGGTCACTTCTTTGCGGAAGCTAGCCAAAGAAGTCCGGCTCACAATTGACGAATTACGCACCGCGCTAAATCATTTGAAAACCACACACGAAATCACACAGCAATCCCACGCTAATTATAGCTTACTGACGGTCACAAAGTACAATGATTATCAGCAAATTCCCACACAAAACCCCAAACGAATCCCACACGAATCCCACATATATAAGAATATAAGAAATAAAGAAGATAAGAATAAAGAAACTATGAATACTATTGAGGATGGCGAAGCAAGTTCGCCCACCCCAAAAAAAAAGATGGAGGATTTTATTTTTTCAGTAAAAAACAACACTCAGGAGGCGACGGATTTAGTGACGAGAATATCCGTGGCTAAAAAAATTCCCCCGGCCGAAGTTAAACAACAACTTGACCGATTTGTCGAGTATTGGACCGAGCTGAACTTAGCCGGGACGAGAGAGCGATGGCAGGGTGAAAAATTCTTTGATGTCAAAAAGCGCCTCGCTACTTGGTTTTCAAAAATCGGCCAGTTCAATTCTAGCGGCTCACGTCAGAAGCCACCCCAAAATTTAACAATCATTTCATAACTTAAAAAACAATGATTCGTAATTACCTTGTTAATTTTATCGGCAAAACTCAAGCCCCGCTGCGAATAACCGCACAGGAGGCGGCTAGCGTTGCTGCAAGTTGGCAGCGTGGAGGACTAGTGGTGATTGGCGGTAATATGTACGCAACCCACCAGATAGTCTCAATCACAAGGCTAGACCCAGAGACCGAAAAAGACCTGTGCGATATGCACAATGTCGAGCCAGCTTTGCTCAAGTCAATCAATGATTTTCTGCCAAAAAACTCTAATCCTAACCTTTTAAACTAATGAGCGAATTTAGCCCCATGTCAGAGTTGGTTGCAACTCACCCAGCGTTTAAAGAGCTCGCCAAGTTTGTGCTTGATGAGCATATGAAGCGCAGGCCAGAGATTGATAAAAAAATGAACCCCCTACGCTACGCGGCGTGGAAAATGTATGACGACAATTTGCCAGAGGGGCATATGCGCAAGGGCATCATGCCCATGTATCTGCTCGTTAATGGCTCTGTAATAGACTTTTGATGAGCTTAACCCCTTTGGGTTTTTACACTTTGACTTTTGACAGTTTGCGTTTAAAAAAACTGGGCTTATGATTGCAACGAATAGACTCTTTCTCAAAACCAAATGTCATTATTCGATTTCGTAAGCAAGGCCCTTGGAATACCAACCGACAAACAGCCAATACTAAGCTCTCAGGAGGTGGCGCATGTCGCTTCTGGGGGTGGTAGAACTCTCAGTGCGGGAGACCCGTACAGCGGTTATGTCTACACTTGCGTTAATGCTATCTCGGAAAAAATTGCAGAAATTAACCTGCAATTGGTCAAGACGGTCGGCGGAAAAAAAGAAGTAGTCCACGACCACCTAGCCCTAGAGCTTCTCGACAAGGTCAACCCTTACACGACAAGCTATCTACTTTGGCAGAGAGTCGGCGCCTTGATGGAGCTGGAAGGCAAGGACTACTGGCTAATCTGGCGCGATAAGGCTGGCAGACCCGCTGAAATTCAAATGCTCGACCCATGCAGAACTACCCCAGTGATTGATACTTACGGGGCATTGCTGGGCTACAGATACAAAATGAACGGCGGCAAATCATTGCAGTTACCACCTGAAATGGTTTTACCTTTTTTGAACCTCGACCCCTACAATCCTTGGAACGGTAAAAGCACTTTGTCAGCTGCGATGCTGGCAGCCGAGGCCAATAATCTAGCCGCTCAGTTCACAACGACTCAGCTCAAGAACGGTGGACGACCCGACGTCATTCTCAAGTTCAATAACACTTTAACGGCTGAGCAAAAAGACCAGCTCAAATCTGAATGGCGCAACCAATATGGCCGCCCTCAAAACGCTGGCAAAATGATGATTGCCCCAGCTGGGCTAAGTGTCGAACAACTGACCCAGTCTCAAATCGACATGCAAATGGTAGAGCAGCGCCAATATTCTCGTGACGAGATTATGGCAATATTCCGCGTGCCAAAGTCAATCCTTGGAATTACCGACGACGTGAACCGCGCCAATGCTGAGGCCGCGAACTACTCATTTATGGAGTTCAACATAATTCCAAAAATGCGCCGTATCGTGTCATTCATGAACGAGTTTTATTTGCCAATGTTTGCCGATGCTGAGGGCATGAAATTTGAGTTGTTGAACAAGCCACCTAAAGACGAGCTGGCCACCCTTGACCGCTATCAAAGTGGTATCAATAACGGCTGGCTATCTGTCAACGATATTCGCCGCGCCGAAGGGATGCCGTTAATTGCGGGGGGCGAAATGACCTATATTGGCTTCGGACTCACACCACTCGGTGAGCCAGAGCCGTCAAAATCATTCGAGAAGCCAGTAGCCAAGAGTCAGACCATTATCGGGATTGCAGACGAGCTCACTCAAAAGCTGGCCAAAAGTTTTAATAAAAAAAATACCGACCAAGACGAGCCAGTCGAGGAGTCACCACAAGCCGCCAGACTTGCGATTTTAGGCGAGCAATTTGAAGAGAAGGGCAAAGCCAAGGAAAAGAAGCGCGACGAGCTATTAGCCCCCTTTGAGAAGCAATACAACGAAGCGGCCAAGCAGTTGTTTGAGGACCAAATGAAGCGAGCAGTTTCTAACCTCAAAAAGCAAAAAGGCAAATACCTCAAAAAAGAAAAGGTTAATTTGCTCGACCCTAACGCCGAAATTAAAATAACCATGGAGCTTTTCAAGCCTATCATGGCAGGCCTCACAAAGACGGCGGGCCAGCAAGCACTGGACGAGCTCAATCTCGACCAAGATTTTGACTCAAATCTGGCCTCTGACTTTATTAAGAAAAACTCTTTACGCTTGGCCACTTCAATGACCAAGAAAACAACGGAGGACCTGTCTAGCTTGATTGCTCTCGGCAATGAAAATGGCGAAAGCATCGACGAGCTAACAGCCCGCATTGTTGAATATTCCGGGTTCGATGACGCCCGCGCTGAGACGATTGCCAGAACTGAAACAATCCGCGGCAGTTCTTCGGCAGACATGGAGGCGTGGAAGCAAACCGATGTCGTCTCAAAAGCTATTTGGTACACCGCGCTTGATGAGCGTGTTGACGAGGATTGTATGTTTCTACATGGAACCGAGGTCGATTTAGGCGACGAGTTTATGGATGAGGACACCTTAATCGGGTTCGGCATTCAGCCTTATGGTGGCGGTGTAGAATTCCCACCCCTGCATCCAAATTGCCGTTGCACAATCATTCCGGTCGTCGAGGATTAATTGACGAGAAAAAAAAACAGCGCAAAATTTAACTGATTAATTCAATTTCAAACTATGAACGAAGAAATGCAAAATCTGAAAGTCTACAGCGAAGCGCTTGCCAAAGAACTGACCAAGAAAGTCAGCAAGCTTAAAATTAAAGAGGTCAGCGGTGAGGGTGAATTTGAGGTTATTGCATCCAACTCATCAATCGACCGTGATGGCGAAAGCATTGATGTCAACGGCTGGGATTTAACTAACTGGCTGAAAAATCCTGTTATTCTTTGGGGCCATAATTACTGGGAAATGGATTGCGTAATAGGCGCTGGTACTGACGCGAAGATTGTTGACGGTCAATTGATTATCAAGGGCGTTTTCGCCAAGACAGAAGCGGGCCAATATGTTCGCCAGTTGTATGATGATGGCATCATCAAGACCGTGTCCGTTGGCTTTATCGTCAAAGAAAGAAACGGAAATGTAATAACAAAACAAGAACTTTTAGAAGTATCATTCGTGCCAGTTCCAGCTAATCCGGAAGCACTGGCAATTGCAAAAGCTCTCGAAGCTGGCAAAGCATTCGAGACTAAATTTTTAAAAATCCAGAAGGGTGAAGATAGCCCAGAAGATGGTCAGGAAGACAAGCCAGAACCTAAAGCCGAGGCGGATGAAAACGCGACAGGCGAGGAGCAAGAGCCGGTCAAAATGACTCGCTCAGGACTAGCTAAACTCAAGGCGGATTTAGTCTCTATTATCGACGCCCGCGTCATTGTGGTCGAAGATAAGAAAGAGGCCCCCGGAGCTAAAGCCGGTCGTGTTATTTCAGCAAAAAATCGTGAGCTCGTGCAAGCTGCCCTCGATGCAGTCGATGCGCTAAAGTCGCCATTAAAAGCTTTGCTGGATGCCGCTGACGGTGGAAGCGATGAGGAAGGAAAGAGGGTTGACATGGACTCTATCAAGTCTTTGATGCAATCAGCCGATGGGCTGATAGGTGAGGCTTTGAAAAAGTTTAAATCAGCCAAAAAATAATTATTAATTTTAACCCCCAAAACAATGGACGTTAAAGAAATGAAAACCCTTTTTGAAGAAACTCTCGCAAAGCATATGGCTGAGCTTGAGGTCAAAATCGACGAAAAGGTAAAGGCTCAAATCAATGAGCTCGGCCTCAATAAGGTCGACAAATCAAGCTTCTTAGTGAAAGACAATTCGCCAGAAGCTAAGCAAGCCCGCCAAGCTAAATGCGCTGCATTTATCAAGGCCGTTGCTACAGCTGACAAGGCAAAGATTTTTGAATTTGGCTCAAAGGGTATGACAGAAGGCACTGGCTCAGCTGGTGGCTATCTCGTGCCAGAAGAATTTGCAGCCGAATTATTGAGAATTGAGGAAGATTACGGCCTTTGCCGCAAATTCTGCTTAGTCCGCAAAATGAACAGCGACACGTTGAACGTCCCAACGCTCAGCACTTCCGTTACTGTTTACTGGGCTGGCGAAGCAGTTGCAACAACTGCATCCACTCCAGTACTTGCTAATGTCCCACTTTTAGCCAAGACAATGAGCGGCATTACAGTGTATTCTAACGAATTGCTTGCCGATGCTGACGTCTCAGTAGTTGACGAGCTTATGGACCTATTCGCTGAACAAATCGCAGGCGAAGAAGATAAACAGGGTCTAGTCGGCTCTGGCTCTCCATTTACCGGCGTGTTGAATGACACGAATGTAAATATTTTAACAGCTGCATCTACTCACACGGCATTTTCAAGCGTTTCACTTAACGACTACCGCGATGCAATCGCTCTAGTTAAATCAAGCGTTTTGCCTTCTGCTATTTGGGTAATGCACAGAACTGTATGGGCTCTGATTCAAGAGATTACTGAAAATTCTCAGCACGTCTCTGTGTTTCAAAATCCAATCGTTCCAATGCAAGGCGAAATGTCTGGCGCTGGTAACGGCTTCGG